TCCACCCTTGTTTTAACCCAACTCCGTTGTATGGTTGGTTGAAATAACCTGTATAACCTTTATTGATTATCGTTAAAAATAATTCACTGACAGGTCTTTTTTGATTATCTAATATGTTGTTTAAATCCAAATCGTAGTTGACAGTGAAATCATATGCATTACTGCTCGTTAATTGAGAAACTCTAGAAAGGTTATTTGGAGTTAAAGAACTAAATTCAAATTTTTTTATTTCATTGAATACGTTTTTTTCAAATCCCGCTTTTGTCACGATTACATCGTCTACATTTGTAAGAACTTTATGTGCTCTCACATAATATTTTGATTTTGTTTCAAGTATGTTATCAGGATTAATAATTCTTTTAAATGTACCTGTAACATTGTTTGCAAAAGTATTACCAGTATAACCAACATTATATATGTTAAAAATGTATTCATCACTTTCAGTTAAACCATTACCTAAAGAATCAACTTGAAAAATGTTTATTTTTCCATAATAAATTGATAGTTCAACATATTCACCAGGTGTTAATCCATGTGGTGAAATACATTGGAATGAAATTAATCCGCTACCGTTTTTGGTATAATTGTTAATTGAAAAAGGTATCCCATCTGATGCAATCCAATTAAAATTACTATTATTAAGTGTCGCGGATAGTTTTGAATCATAGTTGTTTTTATACGCATATGAGATATAGTAAGTCCAATTGTATGTATAAGCACTTTTAGCTTTGTATGCTATATGTTGGTCAGAAACATCAGGTCTGAAAAAGTCAAATTCATAGTATTGTGGTAATCCAACCCATGTCCCACTTGATGTCGATTGTAGAGCATTGACATAATACAAGTTGTATTGAAATGGCAAATAAGTTGTTGTTCCTGTGTATGTATTTCCATATATGTACGTTGCCTTAAACGTAGGTCTAAAAACCGTGCAGGCTTGTCTCTCATCATCAAAGACTTGAGCCAAACTGACCGTTTGACTTCTATCGAACTCAGTAATTTGAGCACTCTGTTCTTCAAGAGTTATTGAAATCTCTTCATCTACAGCTGGTGCCCCAATGTATCTTAATTGACTTGGTATGATAGTATAGTTATTCAAGTATTGAGTATTTTCGTTTAAATGAATCTAATGCAGATTCACCTTTAACCGTACCAAAGTAAAATTGATAAGGTGCGCCAACCATAAATCTACTATTTGTTGCCGATACTGAAGAATATTGTCCTGTTCCGTTTACACTAAAAATGTACCCTCTTTGATAAGTGTCATTATTTGATGGAGCCGAATCACTTTGAAAATATGTTGGTTGAGTTCTTATAGTCCTATCTAAAGATTGATAATATTGTGTGACAATATCACCTGTGCCTGTTGCCCAAGAATTATTTTGAGTACCAAAAATAGATGGTTTTTGTGGGTTAGTAACTTGTTGCCATTGATAGAATGGAACTTGTTGTGATTTTATTCCATATGGATACGGAATGTAATTAGCATTATCATTCAACCTAAAATCAATTCTACCAGGTGTTAGATAATCTTTTGTTTGTAAATTTTGAGTTGTTGATGAAAACCAAACAGCGATGGCTGGGTCACCAGCATTACCTAAAATAGTTGTAGGTACAAAATAAGTGTCACCAACAGGAGCTGGAGCATTAGGTGGAATGTCATAATATTCTGGTGAAAATTTAATAACACCAATTTCAGAATTTATAGACATCATTTGAGCCAAATCTCCATCGATTCTTTTTTCTGGTCTTGAAAATAATTGATTCAACGAGTTATCACCAAATTGTAATATTTGAGCTAAAAATGATTCATCGGTCATTCTTGAAATTGCAAATAAATTTACTAAGTCAGAAGTATCACCATAACTTGTGGAATCTAATTCTGTCATGATATAGGCATTTGTACTTGCATCAAATGTTATTTCTCTATAAAAATAATCTTTCATTCCCAAATTAATTATTGTTGTTGGGAATAATAGGTTAGTTTTATTCACTGCTTTAGTTTGTGTTGCACTTTTTCCAATGAATTTATTTTGAGTATCGCTATAGGGGCTACTTCTATAATAAAAGTTTGTAGTTTTTTGGTCGTAGTATATTATATCAAGACAATAATTAGAATATGGTTTATTCTGTTTATCATAATACGTGTCAACTTGTATTGGAAATGCATATAAACTACCATTCACCCAATTATTCACGAAGGATTGGGCAAGAACTCCTCTACATAATCCATAGAAAAATCTAAATCTGAATCCCCACTCAGCAAAATTACCTAAGTCTTTCTTTAAATCCGTCAATGGTTGTCTAACAAAAACATAACATCCATTTTCAACCGCATCTTTAGTAGTACAATCTTGATTAATTTGGAATTGAGAACCAAATCCAGTGTAACAATCTAATCCAACCATTTTCTCACAGTTGAAACTTTCCAATACACTCACTGAATTCGCCAAACCTTCAATGTCAGGTGTTACTTGTTCAGCTCCTGTTGTGAATGCAACCGATGTTATATCACCACCTGAGGTATCTATTAAATACATTCCAAAATTTATGTTTTGTTGTAATATACTTGGGTTGTTGTCCCAACTACCTCCATCAAGAAGGTCAGAACTAGGTAGTCTATCTGTCCTCATGACATTCAAAGATGCATTATTAATTAGAAAAGGATTGGATTGTATTTGAGGTAATAGAACTTTAGTATAATAATATTGCCCAAAATTATTGTAAGGTGCTCTTGCAACTACATTAGGATAATCACCTATCTTCATAATTCCCATTCCAGAAACATCTTCACTAATATCATACGTTGCACTGTTTTGAGCATTATCATAATATCCACTTGAAGATAAGCTAACTACCGTATTTGAATAGGTTGCCATGTATGATGGATTATAGTTTGAAGCGTCTAGTGAACCGTAATATCCAACCAACGTAGTATTAAAACCTGAATACTGATATCCTGGTGTTGTGCTACTAGCAATACCTGGACTAAAGAAATAGGATTGATAATAGATATCAGTTTGACTATTAAAAGGTTGAACAGATATTGAAGGGTTTGTCAACTTTTGAATAGGTATATTTATCCTTGTAGTTGCGGTTACAACAAATTTAGGGTCATTTTCGTTACTACCAAAAATATTACCTAAATTATATTCATTTGTATATAAAGGTGAGTATGGGTCTACCCCTCTTTGTAATATCAAAACATATTGTTCGTTAAATCCTTCAAAAACGTCCGCAACTTTAATTGAATCTGTTTTAAATATTTTTCCACCAATTCCTAAGAGAAGTTTCCACCAATCAGTAATCATAGGAGTGTCTATCACATTAGGAAATTTTTGTGGTGAAGAAGTATTCCAAATTTTAACAGCATCTGAAATTGTTATTGCCGTAACTACCTGAAAATATTCCACATCTGAAGGGAATTTGTAGTTTGTTTCTGTAGAACCATAGGGTAAACTATATGTCACCGATGTATCAGAGTATTGTCCTGTTGCATAAGTTAGATTTATTGATGTTGACCCACTACCATTGTAGGTGGTACCGCTAATACCTGTTACAGGACCTGTAGGTGTGTTAGCACTATAGGACCAGTTTACGTCTGTAGTACCTGTTGGATTGACTGTTGTTAATAAATCTCCCGCGGCAAACTGTTGATTTGATAACAAAGTAATTGTATTGTCAAAGTGAAAATTATTAACGTTTGAATCTTTTGCAAAAGTTACTTTAATTTTATTGACCCCTGAAAAATAACTACTCCTTTGATTGAACAAGTTAATTCTTTCACCCAACGGAAGTGTTTTTGATGAAGCAAAACATTTTACTAATGAGTCACTAGGTAAATCAGTTATGTTGGATACGGTATTTTTATATATTGCTGAGTTACTAATAAATGCTTTACCCGCAAAACCAGCAGTTGCTTCACTAAGATTTGTTGCTATAGTGACAATATTTTCTTGTGGTTCACCTGACAAAATAACTTCAAATCCCGCTTGATAATAACTTGGTGAAGATAGATAAGTTAATATACCGTTACCTCCAGCATTTTCTTGTCTACTCGCAGTTGTAGTAACATTTTGTGAACATTCGCAAGCCTGACATTCAGGGTAAGTTATCATTGGTAACTTAAATTTTGGGTTTTCTTTACTACAATATTTTTTCCACCTCCTGAATGGATACCAAGTGATTGCTATGATACTAAATCCAATTCCAGATAGCCAACATAAAAAATCATAAAATAGATTTCTTATGAAATATATTACATGAGCAATGATTAAAACAATCATTCCAACTGGTTGTAGTATTGTAAAAATTAATGAAAACAGGAAAAATAAAAAATCAAAATTTCTAAATCCGTCGTTAACAGGAAATTTGTTTACACTTGCTGAACAATCATCACTATCAATTTCTTTGATGCCAATGAATCTTCCTTTATTCCCTTTTTTGTATTCATCAATTAATCCTGCAACAGTATAAACTCTATTGAATTGGAACTCATAGAATGTATCTTCACAATCTATTGCGGTATTAAGTTTATCTAGTTTAAACTGTCCACTAAATCCATTAGTATATCCACTCCAATCTAATCCAAAATAATAAGAACTAGAAAGTTGTTTGTTTGCTGTAGTACCTGTTGCTTGATAATTTGGGTCACTAGTTGTTGAAGTCCATCCGTACTCTCTAACATTTGGAACTAAAAAATACCCTCTTCTAACTGATTCCGTTAACGTTGGTGGTTGTTGCCATTTAACTTTAAATCTATATTTGGCTTTGGTTGGAACTCCAACGTTTGGGTCATTGGATAATACTTTTTCACCGAACTCATTTGTATAAATGTAATCCAAATTCATGGGTAATTCGGTCAACCATACTCCATTACCATCAATTATATTACCCGCTTGCTCTAATTCATATTGTTCCAAAACAGGGTTACCTTGTGCATCTTGTCCAATTGTTTGTCTAATTGCTAAGATTTGTCCAGGTCCTGATTGTAAGGAACACATATTACCCATATTATCTCTTGGTTTACATCCCGCAACAGAAAATATTCCTGCATATTTAAAACCTGGTCTAATCCTCATATTATCAGGTGATGAATATAATGAACCCATGAAAGTAGATGTTGGTTGAATATCAATATTAGCATCATTTCTTAAATCAAAATCAACTCTATTAATTGCTAGTTGACATAATTCAGGGTCACCCCAAAGAGGTGAAACATCCACATATTTTGTAAGAGAAACTATTTGTGGTAGTGAATTTAAATCTGTTGATGTTCTAAATTTATTTCCTGAAACTTGAGCTTCTGTTGCTCTACCCATTCTAATTAAATCTTGAGGTGTTAATGAAAACTCACCAATATCAGAAAGGTCTACATCCATTACTAATTGTTGAGCACCTTGAGGTACTCCCATAATCATGTAGTCACCACTCTCGTTTGTTTTAGAACTAAATTTATAGTACTTGTCAAATATCTCTACCGCAGTTGAACCTGTTAAAGCGTCGTTTCTTGTTGGTAATGTTCCTGTCGCAGCGTGTTTTGAGTATGATTTTTCGTAAGGTAATAAATTGTATCTATATCCGTCTTCGTTTTTATCAGCTGGAGATTTGTAAGGATATATACTTGAAATAATCGGGTTTGATTCATCAATACTACTAATAGGTATAAAAACAGAAATTCTAGCATTCGGAAGTCCTAATCCATTGTTTGCTGTAACCCTACCTACAATCACACCATAATCCGCACAACTTTGAGGGTAGATATCTGCTTGTTGGATTGCCAATGACAATATCTCCAAAAAATCGTACTCTTGGTCTAATTGGACGTTGATAGTTTTATTGACACCCTGTTCTGTTCTTATTCTGTATGATTGACCCATTAAAGTCCTTTAGTTAATAAATAGTTTATGTGGAATTTTTAAAGAAACCTACACCCTTAAAATATAAACTAAAAGAGAAAATAATAAACCTGTTAAGATAAAGTAACTGATTGGAAGTTCTTAACTGAAACTCTGATGTCTTTAGAAGGATATCTTACTTGATATACTTGTGATGGTTGAGCGAAGATTGTATCATCAATTGGACCGATTAATTTGGTTTCAGGGTCTGAATATTCCATTGATGTTTCAGCCGATGAATATTGTCCTCCAACTTCATTGTAAACATCAATATTTGCTACGGTTAAAACACCATTTGTATTTTGAATAATACTACTTAATTCTGATAGATATACGTTCTGTCCAAGTTGTCTTGTTTGTGGATTTAAGTATGTTGATACTTTATCAATAACGTCTGAAATAACTTGTCCTGAATTTTGTGCTGAGTCCAACACAATAGAAACATCCATACTCAAATCAATAACCTCTGCAGTCAATATTGAAATATAGTCATTCATCATTCTATAGTTAGAAAGATAATTAGCAATATTTTGTCTCAAAGTATTTGACACAATACTTGTTAACTTACCTGAAGAATCATAAGATAATATTTGAATTAATATCTTATTGTCGTTTTCAGTGATTGAAACTTTTGCAGGTGCCCCAAATTCTGATGGCATGTTTCTTATTATGGATTCATAGTCCTGAACAGTAACGGCTCTTTTTTGTGCTGAAAAGTTAAAAGAAACATAGTTTCTAATTTCTTCCAATGAAGGTACACCAGCACCTCCAATCGCAGCAGTAACGTTATTACATCTTAAAGAATTGACAACAGCTGAGTTTGTAATTTCTGATGGTCCATTAACAAAGAACGAAACGGTACCAACTTGATTGATAACATTTGTTCCCAAGTTAGTTGCTAAACCACCACCAACTCTATACTGAATGAATAATGTCGAGTTTGGAGTCAATGCTGAACCTAATGAAAAGTTGTTTGAGTATCTTTGTAAATCAAGAGTTGCTCCAACTGTTGTAAATTGGTCTAAGGCATCTTGTGCTGTGTTTGTTCCCCCACCAAAAGTCATTTTTTTAAATCCTTCAGGCGTATATTCTGTAATAAATCTATTTTGAGTTTGGATGTATCTTCCAACTTTAATACCTGGTTGGTCTGATACTTTTGTTGGGTCTTCAACAAAAACTCTATCTTCGGCTAGTGCATCTACTTCATACCATCTATTTGATGCTCCTAAGAATTCTGCGGTTGTTGGTACATTTGTATAATCAGTTCCACTCTTTAAAAGTACACTTGTGATACCTAACACATTCTTTTCAGGTAAAAATAATTCGAAGAAAGGTTTAACATCATTTGGAGTAATAACTCTCTTGAATACTTTTGTAATACCATTAACAACAACTTCTCTCTTTGTAATTGTATAGTTGACTAAAACGTTGTTTGCATTGAAGTTTGGTATTTTAAGTCTATTTGGAAAACCTTGGGCGTTATATGGTGAAGTGAAATCAACGTCGTAAATGTTTTCAAATACTATACCCGCTCCAACAACTTGGGAACCTCTTAACAAAGTTCCAAGATATCTTTCATCTTCTTTGTCTCCAAAAGCTGGCACTGTAATAGAAAAATCCACTAAAGAAACTGATGGTCTTTGTCCTGGTAATTTCAACCCATATGTTCTGGCAATGTTGTAGATTGATGACCTTTGTTGTGCATATTGAAGAACAGTTTCTTGAATACTTCTATCAATATGATAGTGTAGGTTATCGGCTACAGCGGCGTTTAAATCAATAAAAACAGAAAAAACAGAAGCGTCATTAAAATCTTGAATTAAATCAGGATAATATGTTTTGGCATAATTTAATAATTCAGTTCTTATTGCCTGATAATCTCTGGTAGTATATGATATTTTACGATTCGCCATTTATATTAAATATTAATAATCACAAAATCACTTTGTGCAAATGCAGAATTAGTTACAGCATAATCTATTCTAACTTTTGCTGTATATTCTGAAGTTCCCTTTCCTGGTACACGATAAATTGAAGATTCTCCACTTCCAATTATGTTTTGGCCTGTGGCAATATCAATTTCTTCTTGTGGGTCGGCTGGTTCTATTGTTAAGTTATTGATTAAAAGATTTGGCATAAATTGTTGAACCGCGTCTCTTATATCCGATTCTATCGCACTGAAAGTTAATCCATCAAAAGGTTCAAATAAAAACTCATACAATCTTGTTCCAAATGCAGGTAAGAAATATCTTGAACCCTTTCTTGTTAATAATAAATGTATTAGGTCTGCCTTTATTTCTTGTTTTTCTAGTTCAGTGAGTTGTAAGTAATCACCTTTTCTAGAATCCCTAAATGGAAAGTTTAATCCGTATGTCAGTCCTTGTGCCATATTCAGATAAATATACTTGCTTTATTTTTTTATTAAAGCCGTATTTCCTTTTTGTGCTTTTGGTTCATAAGGACAATGTCTACAACTATTCCCGCAACAATATCCCCTTTGAGTATGATATTCCTCGGTAAACACTATCCTACCGTTTTCTTCATAAAAATGAGAAGGGAGAAGTTTTGGCTTCTCCCCTCTATTATTATCTGTTTCCTTTAATTGAATAATAGAATGCATTAATAATATTTTGAACTAAATTATCTCTCATGATTTTATACCAGTGTGACTTCACAAGCTCCACCCGCGCATGCTACCTCTCCACTCAAATCGGTATCATCATCCATTTCTACAATTTTCGATAAATCAACATCATGAAGAGTCTTCATTAATTCTTCGTATTTGTCTTTTGTACAATCTTCAAATGGTGCTTGAATATATGTTCCACCATCATAAGGTAACACTGAAAGACCGTTGTAATATTCTTTATTTTCCCACATCCACTCACCAACTGCTGGCCACTCATGTTCTCTAATTGAGATTGTTGCCGATACGTTATGTGCATTATTTCCATTTCTATGCCCAGGTTTAATCCATTCTTGTTGAACTTTTTTCACTCTCTCCAATAATTGAATTGGTGATTCGTTTCTTAAGATTGACCCTTCAGGTGCTTTTTGTGGAATACCAATAACCGCAGTATCATGTGGTCTAAAATATTCATCTTCAACTAATTCAGGATGATTATTTTTTAAATGTGAATAAATTGATTCATTCTTACCAACTCTCACTCTTCTAACATAATATTCATTATGCCAAGCATGAATACCTGATGACGTACCTAAAGTTAATGATGTAGTTCCCGCAGGTTTAACTGTTGTTGTTCTTGCTGATGCGTTAATATTCAATAATTCTGCAACTCTTTTGTTTTCTTCTTTAACTACTTTAGCCGCCAATTTCATATTTAAACCTAAAACAGCTCCTGAACCAATACCTGTCATTGATATTCCAATCAACGCGTCTTTCTCGGTTGTTCTTTGCCATATTGGTCTCAAATAGTGAAAATTAGTATATCCCGCTTGTAATGTTCCAATGAAAGATGCTGCTCTAACTCTATCTTCATAATCTTCTTGAGATACAACGTTAGATACGTTAACCTCTGTAAGATTACAGAATTGGAATGGTCTTAAAGCAATTTCACAACAAGGGTTAGTTCCCCAATCTTTATCGTTACTTAAGTAGATACCAGGTTC